AACCTCCGCCTCGTTCTCAGATTCCATCTCGCCGTCATCCTCACCGCCCTGCTCGGCCATCTTCTTGCCCTTCGATTGCTTCTCGTAACCGGGGATGGCCATGCCATCAATCTCGATGACTTCAGCTTTGCCACCTTTGCCAAGAACGATAGTCGCCATCGTTTGGAAAGCCTCGCCTTCCTTCAAGTTCTCGGGAATTTCAACGCCTTTGGGGAGAATAAAAACCGGCATGAACGGAGCATCACTTCGGCGCACACGCTGTCAATCAAAAACCCCCCACCAGCCTTTCGGGCCGATGAGGGGCTGCCTCACATAGAGGCTTTTAGACAAACAACCTATGAGTCAATCCGGTCGATAAACTGAGACAAGGATGCGTCGATGGCAAGAGGCATTTTTGAGCCTTTTGAAATGTTTTCGAACGCTGTGAGCGGCTGAAGATTCGTCCAGTGGCAGAGCTTCTTCACCTCCTCTGGCGATTTCGCGGAAATCAGCGGAACGATGTGGTCGATGTGCCAGTAGCTGCCATAGTTCTGCCATGTCATGCCACCCTTGAACTTCGATTCCAGGTGCTTGCGAAGATCGTCCTTTGAACAGCCGATGATTTCGAAGCTGCTCATCTCGCCTTTCTGGCCAACGTCGAGGTATCGCCTGATTGAGCGACGCATTGAGTTGGCCAACCTAACAATCGGGTTTCCAGCTCTACGATTAGCAAGCGCCTTGGAGATTTTGTCTCGGTTTTCTATGCCGTACTTCTGCTTGGCCAGCTTGATTTTCTCGGCGTTTTTGGCGCGATAGAGTTTTCGACGTTCGCGTATCGCATCTGCATTTTTCAGTTGGCACTCTTTGATCTTGGACAGGAATTCAGGTTTCTTCAGCTCGTACCTTTTTCTGAGTCTTTCGATTTCAGCGGCACGTTTCTTTTCGAATTCCATCTCCGTCATCCAAACCATTCTACACGATCCGTCTGGGTGAGGATCTTGAAAGCCCCAGAAAACCATACCGCCTTCTCGCCGAAACCCCCTTTTAAGACTTCGAATGAATCCATTTTTGTCATTTTCCTCAAGCCATTTGGCAGCAAGCTCTTTGATGCGTTTTCTGTAGCTCTTTCTAGACTCTCTAACGCTTGAAATATTTGCCCTGTAGTACTCCATGTTTCGCTCGTTCACGGAGTCTTTATTTTTCGAGTAGTACTCTCTGGCCTTGCGTTTGATTTCGTCTCTGTTCTGTCCGTATTTCTTGGAAAACCTATCGGAGTCTTTCTTCCTCAACTCGGCATATTTTTCTGGAGAAACCCAGTATTCCCTTTTCCCAACGAGGTATTGCCAAAACAACCAACCATCTGATTCGCGCTTGTCGCCACGTTTCAATTCATTCATGCGACGACAATTTTATTCACCCAACACAAACTGTCAACTGCGGAAGCTAAAAAAGAAAAACCCCAGCAGATTGCTCCGCCGGGGTCGTGTTAATTAGGTAGCTCAGCTACAAATTATTTGGGTCAAAGCTCCGGTGCAACGACGGAAGATGATTGTCATGCCCTGGTTAGTGAAGATTGGCTCGGGAGCATGAATGAACTCAGCGTAGTGCTGACCCTTCTTGTCGAGAGGATCGGCGCAATCGGTGTTGAGCTTGTAGGCACCAGTCACCCACTGCCACTCGCCCATGTAGTTGGTCGGCATCCAGGCCAAGTCGCCAACCCGATTCACGGGGCGGACGATATGGCTCTTGAACACATACGGGGTGACGACGAACGCCGCCTCGTACGGAGCAGTAGTCCAGCTCGGGTTGACGCTGTAGACCGTACCCTTGGTGCCGCTGGCACTGGTGAACGGCTGAACCAGCGTGTACTTGCCACCGGCATAGGTGAAGCGGGGCGGGAACAGATTCGGCACATGCCGGAAGTTCTTGATGACCCGATTGGCACCAATGCGCTTGAGCAACTCAGCACCGCTGCCGCTGCCCATGTCGGCATAGCGCAGATCGTCGCGGAACGCGGGGTTGTTCTGAGCGATACGCTGAGAAGCCTCCAGACCGATGTAGAGCGGGAACACCGGACCGTCGCTGCTGTAGCTGATGAAACCGGAGCTATCAGGATTGGTAGCACCGTTACGGATCAGCGTGGCAGCGGCGACATCCAGCATCTCCTGCGTCAGCTCGGAGGTGGACTGATTGAGCGCCTGACCAGTGGACACGCCATCGATCCAGGGGAACTCATTCACGCCAGACGGAATCGTCTCGGTCTGGGTGAAGCTCGAATCGGCAATCGCCTTGATGGCGTACTTGGCGAAAATGTTCTGATAACGAGTCTCCCACGACCGCTGCGCGCGGATCGAGAGCTTCTCCAGATACACGCGGAGGAACGCCTCGACGCGATGATCGAAGGTCAGATCGTCCTTACACAGGAGCGGACCTTTAAGCGCGAAACGCTCAGGACTCCAGGTGACGGCATTGTAGCCGACCGGAACGTCGTTGTAGGTGACATCGCAAGCGCCGCCGTTGTCACCGGGGTTGCCGGTAGCAAGGGTGATGGCCGACCAAGTTTCAGCCGAAGTCGGCTCGATGCTGGTCGTGGTGAACGAGGTCTGGGTCAAGCCAGTACCCTGGGGATACTCGCCACGCTCAATGAGGTTCAACCACATCGAGCGGTACGAGGCGCGTTTGTAAACGTCCTGAGCAAGCGACTCGGTAGCCACCGCAAAGGCGTTAAAGACATTAGGACAAGCCATAATCTAAAAAAGTAAACCGACGTTAGACCGACGTTATGGTTGGCCACACATCCACCACACGGTGGCTGATTATCCAACCTGCTGTATGCGGAGTGTCATTGCCGCTTAGACGGGTTGCCATGGATGACCAATCCGTGGCCTTGCTTAAGGTCGTTACGCGGGATGGAGCGATAGAAACGCTTATCGCGTCAATTAAAATGTGGCATCCATGGGGTTGGCCACTAGCTCCGATTGGATGGCGACGTACGAGCGATAACCCTTGATTGTCTCAATCCTATGCGGGGCGATGATTATCTCCCGCGCTATCATGCCGCGATAGGTGTACGGACCGGGGAAAGTACCCGTCATCAGAACGTAAAAGTCGATTGCGCTCGTTTTCGCGCTGTCCTTCCGAGCGTCCACCATCAGCTTTCCGCCATCGTACTTGGTCGTTTTGACATCGATGCGATATCCCGGCGGCGGCGGGATTGTCGCGTCGTAGAACGGATGCGGAGGAGGACGGTCGGTATCCAGGTCGGGATACACATTGAACAAGCGACAGAAAGCAATCTCGCCAGCTATGCCCTCCAAATCCACGGTCAGCGGCGACTGCGCGCTGATCTTCAAGTTCGTCACATTGAAATGGCGATTGTTTCCGTTGCGATGACGAGCGACGAAGTGGGCCAGTTTCTGCTCGCAGTAGGTGAGGGTAATAGTTTGACCAATTTTAATTTTATTTAGCATGGTCAAAAAGGCGGAAAATTTTTGAGGGGGGTATCGTAAACGAAGCCCACCCCCAAAGGGGGCTGGCCGGTCGGCGTCCAATGTCTACTTATCCCCTAGAAAAAGCATCCTTTTTCTGTCATTAGCTAATCTAATCCATTCCATTAGACAGCCAATGCCGCACAAACACTGTTATGTTTACTTCAAATCGGATTCGTTCGTGACTTGAATCTCCGAGATTCGATCCGGCATTGACCCCAACAAATTGATTGAAACACTCGCTTGTTCTCCAGTTTCACTCCAGCCGAATACAAGCGCAGACCGTTTGGCGACGCTTCCAAGGATTTGTTCCCGTGTGGATTCGTCACGGATTCCATCCAGACTGTATCCGTTCACTCGTTCAATCGTTGACGCTGCATCCTCGGCAAGCTTCGAACGAACGAGAATTGAAAGAGCTTCAATCGAGTTTTCCGTTTTAAGAGATTTATTCTCTTTGCAAACGGTTTGCATTTGCTTCCTTAACCTCGTCAATCCAGTTCGACTTGCTTTAGTTTGAACCGTTTCAACGCATAGCTTTAAGTCGTTTGCAATCGTCGACAATTCTTCCCCGGCAAGGTATCGGGCCGATACCGTTTCCCAGACTTCGCTTGGCTTCGCCATGCATGACGGGTAGCCGTTTTCCGTTCCCCCGGCAATGCGCCGCTTGTGACGGCGTTCAATTCCCCCGTTTTCCTAAGGAATTCCCCATGTTTTCCCCATGTCGAAAAAAAGTTTGGAAAAGTTTGTTGACGCCGTTTTCCGGTTCACCTAGCCTAGCGGCCCACGGTTGAATTTTAAATCGAACGCATGAAAACGCTGCAAATCCAGCAAACCACTTCGGGTCAATTTCGGTACCGTATCGTCCGACACTTCGAAGACTTGGCGAAGACTTGCGTCATCGTCGTCGATTGGGAATTCGGCCCGTTCAATCGCGAAGAAACCATTGCCCAAGCCGAGGAACGGTTCTCTTTCGATGAAATCCAAAGCCTGTAAATCCCCATGAAAAACCGCATCAAATCCCTCCTCATCCAATCCATGGCCTACGCCGCCACCGCCACCGCCTTTTACTTCATTTTCTTCCGTTCTCAATTCTAAACCCCAACGCATAAAATCCCATGAATTACCCTGAACAAATCCCCACCGCCTATGCCGCCGATTCCGCTTTGGAACGCGCCTATCGCCTAGGTTGGAACCATGGCCATGGCATCGCTTGCCACAATGTCCCGTCGATCGGCGATTCGATCGATCGTTCCATCGATTGGGTCGGCCTTGGCAAAACCGTCACGGCGGAAAATATCACCGAATATCACGAATGCCTTTGCTTCGCCGCCGAGTCCGGTTCCCGTGAATATTCCCCATTCGAATTCACCGCCCACGAATTCAACGAAAGCGATGACGCCAACGAATTATGGGAAGCTTTCGAATCCGGCGTTTCCGATTCGATTCGATTCGATTTGAAAGGCTATTCCTACGCCGAACTGGTCTGATTACCGATATCCTGTCCATGGGCAACCGTGGGCAGCAATCGGCAATCACGCCGAATCAAAAGCAAATCCCATGACCTTACACTCACCATTCATCATCTCGTCCCGCTTGTTCCCCGCCGTTTCTATCGGCCAAGGAAACGAACAAATCACCGTTTCCCTTTCCCCGTCCGGTTTCATTCTTGACGGCCCATTCGGTGAACACCGAGTCACCGATTTGACGCTACGGGGCGAACCGTCCATCGAATCCGCTTTCGAGACTTTGCTCTCCTTCATGACGGCGGCTGCCGAGTCTTTCCGATATCGGGGAATGGACGGTGAGAACTCGAACCTTTTCCCCGCCGAAGTCACCGAGGCTATCGCTCAGGTTTCATCGGAACTTGATTGCGTTTGGTTCGAGATTCACTCGGCCATTGAATCCGAGGAATCGCTTGTCACCGAGTAATCCAAAACCAATCAATCCCATGATCCTAATCTCCCGCACCTTTGAAACCGTCACGCCCGAATCCGCCGAATTCGGGGAATCCGACGACGCCGGATTTATTTGCCAATCTGAGCCGGTAACCTTCCGCGAACTGGTCGATTTAATGCGCGCGCATCCAATCCCTTCCTCGTTCCCTTGCGAAGGCTCCCGGTGGGATTGGCTTTCGTCCTATCCTGAGGAAAACTTCCGCGACTGTTCGAACCGGACCGAATCCCTTCATTACGACAAGTCAAACCCGCCGTCGCGCGACAAATACTGGCGGAAGGCTATGCGCGCCGCCGGAATCCGAGTTCGCCATTGATTCCCCGCGCCAATCCATTCGAAAGGGTGGATTGCAGCGGCGAATTAATCGCCGAATCAAAAGCAAATCCCATGAAATCCAAATCCGACGAAATCCAAATCCTTACCGCCGCCGCCGATAGTCTCGGCTCCGATTCCTACTGCGGCGCGTGGCTCCGAGAGCAAATCCCATTCATCGAATCTGACATTCGCTCCGACATTGAACCGGGAATGCTCGCCTCCGCATCGATTCAGGATTGCGCGCGCCGTTGCGCGGAAATGCGCGCCGACGCTATGCGTGAGCGTGACAAGATTATCTTGGATGCGCGCAACGATGCGGAGCGAATCATGGATGCCGCATTGAAGCTGGCCGATTCGATTCGTTCCAGCCTCCGGCGTGACATTGAATCCGCATTGCATCAAATCGAGAAGTTCTGATTCCCCGCGAGAAGCTATCGGCAACGGTAGCCTCCGGCGGGTAATCAAGCCCGAATCAAAAACACAAAATCCCATGAAGCAAACCGTCTCGTCCCATCAATTCGTCGACTCATTCCGTGCCGCTGGCCGTGAAAGCCAGTTCTCCCGCCCCGCTCTTTTCGCTCTTTTCGATTATCTGGAGAACTACGAAGAGGATTGTGGTGTCGAACTCGAACTCGACCCCATCGCAATTTGCTGCGAATGGTCGGAGCATCCGTCCGCACTGGCCGCTGCGAAAGAGTACGGTTTCGATGAGGTCTGCGGAGATGACGCGGACTGCGAACCGGAGGCTCTTGACTGGCTCCGCAACCACACCCAAGTCGTCGAATTCGAAGGCGGCGTGGTGATTCAACTGTTCTGATTCCTGACCCATCCTCCGCGCGCTATCGGCTCGACTGGTAGCGCGAAAGGGTAGGCCACCTATCCGCAATCAATCCATCCAATGCGCTACAAAATCCAACTCTCAACCTCAACCGGCGGCTGGTCAGACCTCCGCGAATCCGCAAACGACGGCCAGACCTACGAAACCTGCCTATTTCCTACGCGCAAAGCGGCCCTTGCCGCGCGCGAG